TCTATCAATCTCATCAGCTACAAAAGTTTCAGTAGCTAACATACCATCATCACTCGGAAACGAATAATTATGTTTCTTATCTTGTGGGTATAGGATAGTATGTTGTATTCCGAATGGCATTATTTTTGCGTGTCTTGTTGGTTTTGTTGCGTGTTGTTGCTTCTGAAATTCTCTTGTATCTCTATCGGTAATTGATAGAAGTATAAATTTGCCCATTTCGGATTCGGTACTTCACCCAATAGCTCAACACATTGTCCGTATGTTATCAATCCATTCTGCAAAGCAAGTGAACCCGAAACGCTGTATTTCGAGAATACCTCCGCTGCTTCCTTCTTATTCTTCTGTAATGCTGGCACATGGCTAAAGTCTATATTGTACCTCGTGGTTCCGGTACCAATAAGCCATTCTGTTAAATTCTGATAGATATGTTCAGCATATGGGATAATCGTATCACTATACCAACTTGTCTCCGCTGAATTACGCTCACTTACATTTGAATTGCCATATTGTGCCGTTAGTTCGGCTTTATAGTCAAATACCTCCGAAAACATATTCATGTCTGACTTTTCCAACTCTACAAACTGCATTTGAGCAATAGCATACCCCATTTGCTGCCAATTAACAGACGTAGAAGCCACCATTATCTTACGTTGATTCTCGTCAAATCCGTAATCTTTTTCAAACTCTTGTTCTAATCGCGCTCGCTCCTCTTTCTTCATTGCTCCAGCTCCTAAGTTGCCTTCCTCATCCATTGATAAAATACCCATAGGGCTATTCATCATCTTACCTCGTGCCTTTAAATTAACGGTCAAATTATTAATAGTAGCCGTTAACGCTTTCAATCTTGATTCAGGTATAATTAATGAATTTGAATAGTACGTTAAGTCGGGTATAATGTAGCATTGATCCTTTGGGATTGCTTTGCCATCGAATCTTATCTCTTGTATCTGCTCCATTATATCGGTTGAATAAATGGCGTTTCTTAAATGGTTAATCTTCCAAGTTATCTCAACGTGGGTAAATGGTAACGCCCAAATAGTATTTGAATCCGCTTTATCAAAACCCACCGAAATAGGACGAATGCAAACCGTATAACCTCGAAGCATAGTTGAAACTATGATTTGAGTTATGAATTGATGCTGCGCTTGTGAATAGTTAGGACGTTTGAGAATATCAAGATACTTGTGTACATCTTTATCAATCGTTTGTCCTGTTATTGTGTTTACTAGTGATACTTTGCCCTTACATATTGCTTTAGCTGTTTTTATTGGCAAATAAAGCACTGGTGGACAAAACCTTACGGCTTTATTGATATTCTCAATGGTATCAAATTCTAAGTAGTCGTAACCATTACCGAAAATCTTATAAAATGTATTGTTATTAGGTTGGTTGGCTATTATAGGTGATGAAACAGCGATAGACTTAACTGCCGCTGCCATCTGTTTAACTTTCGCGATAATGCCCAACCTATTTAATTTGCCAACCTAACTCGTGCCAATATTACATCGGTACTTTGCGAAAGGTTGTAGTTAACAATTAGGGCAAATGTATAAACATTATTTTACAATTGGCAAAATTTTTTTTTTAGCCTATAATTTTTGTAGGCAATATAAAACCAAAAGAAAGCAAGTATTAATGATAATACTATATCGATTGCGTTTATTGTCATGGTGATGCTTAGTTTAAATTTACTTCAAGTTCCTTGCCTGTTATCACATAATATAAATTCTGTAGCTGGTGCAGATACATACATACAAACCCAACATTCCCATATGTTGCTAGTCCGTATGTGGTGACATGGAAATTGTTTAAACCTAAGTTAATTTTATTGTCAACAAAACCGCATTTCAATAAAATCTCTTCAGTTAATTCAATGGGATTTGCTTTCCATTTCCCTCTAAATTTCTCACTAAATGTTATGCTTTTTTGCCGAATTTCAATTACCTTAATTAACTTCTCGGTATATTCTTCTCTGAAGATATTACCTATCCTAACTTTATTTGGCTGCATCATGTGTTTGTGTTTTAGTTTAAATTATGCAAATATTTGATTCTCAACCGCTAATTTTACCTTCCATTGAAGTTTTATAATAGTTGTTTTCTCAATGTCCGTATCTTCAACTAAAGCTATGATTTCGTTAGTTAGTTCTCTAATTTCGGCTTCATATTTCAGCTTCATTTTTTTGTATGATGATAGCTTTGTCATTTCTTAGCTTTCTTTGGCAAATAATACTTCTTGCGCTCCTTCAATGCCACCGCCTGCACCTTAGCTATTGAATCAGCATATTGCGGCACTTGTATAGTCATACCCTTGATTATTGCACCATCAACATATTTCTTCGGTTGTCCGTTCGGGTTATTGGCTTTTCGTTTGATTTCTGTACTCATATAATTTATTTACTCGCAAAGATAGCTAAATAAATTAATTATAAACGAATAAATAATTTTAAGTTTTTAACGCGTATGCAACATAACTACTGCCGTCTATATGGTGATTGTTTTTGTCTATTGGTTGTCCTGTTGGCTTGCCATCCTTATCCAACATCCAAACGTATTGAGTGTACTCATTCCAAAGGTGGTCGCCTTCCGTCCCCTCAACAACTGATACGTTGTAACCTTTCATTATTTCGATGCGTGTTTCAATGAAACCTTTTCCGTTCAAACCTTTCTTCACTACACCCATTGCCGTAAATCCGCGTCTTAGCTGTGGGTACTTTTCTAGTGTGTATAAATCAAAGTCTGATTCATTGAATCCATTCCGCATCTTGCTAATCATATACTCACCGATTGCACTATCGACAATTATAGTTTCCTTTGAAGTGAATCCTTGCTCACATAGCCATATCATCACGTCATTGAATCTCTTTGGCTCGTAATGTAGCGGCTTAATGATTAATTGGTTATTATGCGACTTAACTTCACCTATTGCGCATGGATCTGTTCCTCCCCAATCGATGTAGTAATACTTGTTATATTCAATCCTGTTGTATTCCTCTATGGTTATTCGATTCCAACCGGTGAAGATTTGACCTTTGATGCCAGAAGAACATAAGCCTAGTATTTGAGTAAGGTAGTAATGTGGGTTATAATTTGCATGGTTCGGGTCCCCATAGCTTTCATACTTTGCGATTGTCTTAGGCTGTAAATATGGGTTATCAGGGTAACTGGTAATGATATAAACTACACCTTCGATATTCTTAGGTTCAATATAATAATATCCATCATGCTCACTTGGGTTAATATTAAAGTAACGCCTAATAAACCAGTGGTCTTTAGTTGGTACGTTACTATTCACCATTACAAAACTACCTTCATTCCTTACCGAATCAGCTAAAGTATTAAATTTATCTTCATCGTTTAAGTCCTCTATTTCTTCAATCAATGCAATATCAATGTCAGATATAGATTTAAGGTGTGCTACCTTGCCTGTTGTTGATGAACGAAACCCCATTGTAAACACTAGGCTACCTTCGTTTGGGTCGTTGGTTTTCTTTACTATTCTTTTTTTCAATACACCTTCTTGCATATCGTATATTGAACTGATATAACCATTTGATTTGTCGTTTATTTCTCCGAATCTTTTCTTTACTTCGTTTAAAATTGATTCATCGATTTTGCTTTTCTCATCACGCATCACGATGGTACGCTTTCCTTCGCAAATAGCTTTTAAAGTAATGTATTTACTTGATTCATGGCTTTTACCACCACCACGCCCACCGATGTTAATTACTAACCATGTATCTTTTGGGAGGTCGTATAGTATTTTAAATTTATCGGTTGGATTAGGTTTTATAATCACATTATAGCTGAATTATTGGCGGTGTTTTTATCGTTTCTCCGTTGCTTGTTATGTCTGTTCTATCTCCGAACATTTTGGGGTAGAACTTGGCCATTTTCCATTTTAAAGTTTGAACTAAAGTATTGTAAGTTGAAGCGTCTATTTCTTTATTTAATAACATATTCCTATAATCATCCATTTCGGCCTCCAATGCTTCGGCTTTATCTTGAACTGAATTTACATACAATGTACGTAATTCTTCATGTTCCATCTTCCATCTTCTAAATGTTGGCCAAGCGGGATAATTCACATTGCTTTCTAATGCTGCAATAATATTTTGGCCGTTTGCTATTAATTCGCAAATTTCCTTACATATCTCAAAGTTATATTCGCTTGGTCTTGCCATTGTTTACTTTTTTAACATCCACCCCATCCACCCGGGGTATCTTTATCATTCATGTATGCAAATGTAAGTATAATTCATGAAACAAAAAAAAGAGGCGGTTAAGCCTCTTGATGAAAGATGTTTTTAGTTGTTTGCAATTATGCTAATTTTAACCAGTTGATGAATTCTTGCTCGGTCAAGTTGTTTAAAAAGTCTTTCATTGAGTTATCGTTGCTTTCGCCTTTTAATACACAAGCTAAAATTACATTGTGTCTAACTCGTAATGGTAGAGATGTTAATCTTTTAAAGCCTGTTGAGTATTCTGAAGGTTGATCATTTACTTTAGCTATTGTTTTTGTGATTGTTGCAGTTGTCATTGTGTTTGTTTTTATTGTTATTGATAGTGCAAATATAGTCTAATTTTTGATAAACAAATTATTTAATGAATTTATTTTTAAAATATTTTGTTAACGACTAGACACAAAAAAAGCCAACCTTAGTTAGCTTTCTTTGCCTTTTTAATCTAATAAATAAACACGTTTTGTATGAAAAAACTTTGCTCAATGCAAATGTAGTAAATAGTTTGCATATTCATACTCTTTTACGCAAAGTTTTTTAAACTCTTCTAAGGTCCTAATGACTACATAATTACATTCCAATAAATTTAATTGTCTTTCAAATTCTTTTTGTTCTTTGCCTTGTTTGCCTTTCGATGTTTTTAATTCAATAAAATATATTTTTTTTGGCACAATTAATATTAAATCAGATACTCCCGTTTTTACCCCCATTGCTTTCATTCGATTACCTTCAATAGCATTTTTTGCTTTGTTATTACAATGGAATAAGCATTTATCATGTATTTTACCATAATGTAGCGAGTACCATTGTACTATTTCCGCTTGCAATTTGTCTTCTTCTCTATTCATTTGTTGGTATTATTTTTTTTGTTAATATATCTAATGAAACGTCTTGAATCCATTTGTTAAACTTCTTATCATAAACCTTGCACCAATTAGCGGTTTCTTTTAACATTTCTGATGATACTTTTTCTTTTAGTCCTTCAATACCATTGTGCTTATTATAGTAATTTGTAAGATGCTCAGCAATTTTATGAAGGACCGCCCATTCTTTCCAATTCCTTTCTTTCGCTAAATCATATATTCTATCTGTTGGCAATGTTATAGGATTTGAACTTAAAAGTAAAACAAGTTTTTGTTCTTTCTCTTCTTGCTTTTGTTTTTCCGCTTCATCCTCAAAATCATGTCCGCAAGATTGACATACTAATTTTCTTGTATGCTGTAAAAAATGACATTCAGGACATTCTTTGACTGGTGCAATACCACTTGATTTTTTACCATCATTTAATTTCGCTCCATGCTCAAAGTACGCTTGCCAATCAAAATATTCAGTATATGGACCATGTCTTAAAGTATTTTTACCTAAGTCTAAAATTAAAAACTTTTCTTTTCCATCACTTATTCTTGATCCTCTGCCAATCATTTGTAAGTATAATGCTAGGCTTTTCGTAGCTCTATTTAAAATAATAGTTTCTACGCTTGGTTCATCAAAACCTGTTGTGAGTACGCCAACATTGCAAAGTATTGCGTGTTTATTATGCTTAAACCAATTTATAGTTTCTTTTCTTTCTGTTTTATCTGTTTCACTTGATATGGTCCTTACCTCTAATCCTTCAAGTGCAAAGGCATTTCTTACGCATTCATTATGTTTTAGGTTAACATTAAATATTAATGTTTTTTTACCTGCTGATTTCTCCCAATAGGCATTTACTACATTTTTAACCATTTTTTCAGATGAATAAAAATCTTCCATTTGTTTTTCGTCAAATTCACCTTTTTTAATTTTCCATTTCTCTTTAGATACTAAATCAGAAGCAAATCCATAAACATCACAATTTAGAAGGTAATTGTTATCTATTAAGTTTTGAACGCTTGGACCTAGTATCAAATTATCATACTGGTATTTTAACGGCTGCTCAGAAATTGGTGTAGCTGTAACTCCTAAAATTTTCTCATGTGAATTTTGGTCGAAATAAGGCAGTTTTTTAAAGTTCGAAAAGTGGCATTCATCTATTATAATTAAACCGAATTTTGGTAGCTTTTCTATCCGTTTATTGGTAGTTTCTACCATCCCAATATAGTAATCATAATCATGTGGTATATTTTTTACTCCAGCAGTGATTAAAAAGCATCTTTCGCCTAAAGATTTTCTAGCTTGCTCTAATAATTCGGTCCTATGAACTAAAATTAAGATCCTTTGCGTTGTTTCTGCGAAGTGGTCTTTTGCTATTTCAATGAAAGTATAAGTTTTACCGCTTCCTGTTGGCATTTGTAAAACATTTTTACGAAATTCAGTATTTTGAACTTTATTTTTTATCTCTATTTGGTAGTTTCTAAGCATTTTTCTAGTTTTTTTATTGATGTGTAATAATATGTAAGATGCGTCTTTATTGAGTTTATGTGCTTTTCCTTACACATTACAGATAAAATTGCATTTTTCAAACCTTCCACGAAAAAATATTTTTTTTGAAATTTTATTTTTTATTTTTCTATTAGTTTATTAAAATAATATGCATTATACCTATATATTTCGCTATAACTCAATGATACCAAGTCTTACAGATTCCTTACAGATTATTTTTATAATATATAACTCATTGATAATCAACCCTTACACATCATTACACGTTAACTTTTTAGAACATATCTGTAATGTTATCATCTTTGAATTTTACATTATAAACTCGTTGCGTTTTACCCTCAGAATATTTTATAATAGATTCAAAACCACATTTCTTCATTGCCACTCCCATTCTCTTTGAGGATGTTCTAAATGATGGATATTTCATTTCAAGTCTTAGTTTTATTTGCGTGTTGGTCATTTCATTTGATTTATCGACTACTAATAAGTCCATAATAATCTCTTCTTCACTCATTACCTCTTGATTTGATATTGTTGCATCGTTTAATTGTGCAATTTCTTCTGTAGTTAAAAACCATCCAGTCCTATCTGATTGCCATTCGTGATACAACTCCATAAATAATTCTGTTTTATCAATCTGTTTATATTTTACCAAATCAAAGTTTAATACATTAACGGGTAATATTCTTCTATTCCCTGTTGGGTCATTTATAACCTCACTTTCGTTAGAAGTTCCACCTAATACGGCTAATCTATTAAGGTCCTCACTAACTTTCCCATAAGGTCTTCTAATTGTAAATGTTTGTTGTGAGGATAGTCTTTTAAGTTTAGTTGCATCTTTTTTGCTTTTACCGCCAAATTCGTCATCAATTATTAATAGCTTTTTAGTCATTAAAATTTCACTATCTTTTCCTTCATCCAAATTTGATTCAGCGTAATATTCTCTAAGTTCAACTGGTAATAGGTTTCTAAAGAACTCTGTTTTAGAAATTCCTTGTTTGCCATTCAAAACTAAAATCATAAGTGAATAGGTACCATGAGCTGATCCAATTATGGATAGCAACCATTTTTTTAAAAACACATCTAAATAATCCGTAACTGAATAGCTTTTACCATCGATTATAATTTTATGGCTAATTTCAAAGCATTCGCATAGTGTTTTAAAATTACCTTTAGGCTTTAAATGTTCGTTTTTAGTGAAGAATTTTTTTATTGGATTGTAAGAAATTGTGTTTTCGGGATTCTCTATTAATGTAAATATTTTATCTTTACTTAGGTCCTCATCTATTAATTTCCAGCACTTAGAATAAAATTTAGCCAATACCCTGTCTGTCATTTGCTCGCCATTAAATTCGTAGTTTCTTGTTATCTCATTGAATCGGATATTAGATATTTTAATCATATCAACCACCTCATCCAGTACGGTTCTTTCTTTGTCAGTATCTTTTATTTTATCAACTAACCCGTTATCATCTATACCTAGCTCAGCAAGTTTTATTTTTGCTTCTTCTTTTGTTGCTGATAGTTTTGTGATTGTAGCAATTTGCTTTGTTTTTTCTGATACTATGTTTATTCCGGCTTGCTTACAATGATAGTAAATTGTAGCGATTGTAATTCCTGTTTTAGTTCTTTTTGTTGCTATATCATAAAGCTTTTCTGTACTTTCATAATCATATTTTGAAGAAGTACATGAGAAAGCATGAAAGTATGATTTCCCATTTAATCCAAATTCATTAGACAAAGCAAATGCAAAGTTTACCCAAGTTCCATAATCATCGCATAAATTCAAACCTCTATTTGTCACTTCCCTAACTACATCATCGAAATCATTTTTTGTTGTTGGGTAGTGTTCAATTTGTTTTTGTTCTTTTTTTTCCTTTTTTACATATTGCTTAAATATTTTCGCTTTTGTATTTTCAAATAGCTCAGGGTCGTAAGAAACAAAACGAAGTGAGGCTACATTTTTTGGTAGTGGGTCAACTATCAATTTATATTTATCTAAAAAATATTTCTCTAATCCAAAATATGATTCAGTATGTTTTTCGGGATTGATTTTAAAAAATACCGCATATCCAAAACCGCTTACGGATCTGTGAACTGCGTAAACAAATTCATCATTTTTAATTGCTTCAATATCAAATTTTACTATTTGGTCTTTTGCGTCAAGGTCTATGCAAATGAATCCACTATGTGAAATTAATTTATCTTGTTGTCTTTCTGTAAATGTTCCGCTTGTTGTGATACATGGTAGCTTTTCTTTTAGCAATTTACCTGTTCTATAAGCAAGGACCTCATCTTGCCAAAGTCCATTTTTTACATTAGAAAGATAGTTTTCAAATTCGATTTCTGATATTGGTTTTGCGGATTGGTTACCTGCTTTGAATAGATTAATTTTCATATACAAATTTAAAGAAAAAACCCTTTCATTTACTCGCTATGGTCCAAGATAGCTTTCAATAAAAGGGCAATAATATTATAATCATGAGAGCCTATGTTTTGGACCGCTCTAAACTTATGCGAATATACTATTTTTTTTTGTCATAAATCTCACTTTTTATATAAAATTCATCTGATGCTGCAATTAGATTTTTATAGCTATTAAAAAAATCAGAATCATTGCGGATTAACTCTAATGCTTGCAAATTGTTCAATCTTGAACCAGCCCATGTTAATCTCTTAACGGTTATGATTTTACATATTTCTTCGTATGTATAATTTCTAGCTCTTAATACTAGTGTAATTAGTGCGCGACATTTGAGTATATTTTTACCCACTGATGGTGAAATAACTGCTAGGAATTTAGTTCCGTAAAAGTTGTATTCATATTGTGGGATATTCATCATTTCAGTAGCTAATCTAATTAATTGATATTCGTAGATATTTAGTTTGTTGACATGGTTGTCAAACATTTCTTGCGTTAATTGTATCATGTTTTTAGTTTTTTGTGTTGGATGGATATGCGAAGGTTTGTTTCGGTTAGCCAGTAGTTATGTGCAATAATTTTTTTAAACTTTTTTTGCCCACGCTCCTCAATTTTTTCAAAATTGTAAAATGGTTTGTTCGCAGTCATAATTGGTCGGTATATTGCTCCATATTGCTTCCGTTGTTTTGTGTTGTGAACCTTGCATTTCTTTCATTGGTTTAAATGGTAGCCAAGTTGCTTTTGTGTTTTCGCAAACTATCACTTGTCCGCTTCTACTTTTGCACCATTCTGCTAATTTTGCAAAGTCTATATTTTTTGTGCTTTCTACATAATGTTCGCCACCAAACTCATACGGTGGGTCAATAAACCAAGTAGCATCTTCATTTTGTAAATCTTCGTAGCTTCCTTTTATTATATTCCAGTGCTTAATTCTGTAAACATTATCCGCTATTTCTGCAAGTTTATCTGAAATATCACCAACAAAACTACTTACATTTTTTCTTGGACTTTCCATTCCTCTACATATCAAAAAACCTACAAAATCCTTTTCAACTTGTGAAATATCAAAGTCATTTACATTATCACCTTGTTTCATTTTTGGTAATCCAAGTATATCGCTTTTCGTTGCTTGTTGTAGGTATTTCCAAACATTATAAACTACTTCATATTTGTCAATTATTGTAATGTCGTTCTGCCAATATTTCAAACTATATTTAGCACTTCCAGCAAAAGGTTCAATTATCCTTTTGTGTTTCGGTGGTGGGTAGTAATCCACTATTTTTCCTTTACTACCGTAGTAACTAAACATAAAAAAACCCTCCCAAAAAAAAGTTTAAAAAAATTACAGACACATAACACGTGCTATAAGAAATAGCGGGTTCTGTGGTAAATTGAAGTTTCTGACTTCTATTAAGTTTTGTCATAAATTTAAAGTTTATCGTTTCTAATCCGCTACTTCTCATAGCACCATACGTTA